CGATCCTCATAACTACGAGCCCGATGCACTTAGAGCAGTAGGTGAAATAGGTCAGGTAACAGTTACTACATAGGAGTTAATCATGAGTATAGGCGGCGGAATCGAACGTAAAGGTAAGACTAAAGGCAAACAGTTAGGTATTGATGGTCCTGCAGTTAGCACCAAAAGCCAGTTCAAGAGTGGTAACAGTGTAGGTAAAAAGAACTCTGACATGAAGGCCGTCGGTCGTGGGATGGCTAAAATCCGCGCTCAAAAGGGAGGCTAACATGGCAATATACAGACAACCTAAAGAAGCCCCAGCTGCAGCACTTGATAAGAAAGATGTTGGGTATCCTAACAACATCCCTAAGACCAATACCAAGACAATGCGCGGTGCTGGTGCAGCTACTAAGGGTAAGGGCTTCAGCAAGAACAGCCAATAAGGTAGGTTATGAACTATACTGAGCTGAATGCTAACATACAATCGTTTTGTGAGAACTACGAGACTGACTTCGTAGCGGCTATTCCTACGTTTGTAAAACAAGCAGAGCAGTATATATACAATGCAGTTCAGCTACCGGCTATTAGAAAGAATCAGACAGCTAATGTAACATCAGGGAATCAATATCTATCACTACCCGATGACTATCTAGCAGCATTCTCATTGTCGGTTATTACTCCTGCTACATTAGCCCAGTCCTTTCTGCTACAGAAAGATGTAAACTTTATCAGAGAGTCATACCCAGCTCCCGGGTCAACAGGCACCCCTAAGCATTATGCGCAGTTTGATGCTAATACTTATATAATGGGACCGACCCCAGATGCCAGTTATGGTGTTGAATTACATTATTACTTCTACCCACAGAGTATCGTAACAGCAGGTACATCATGGGTAGGGGATAACTTTGACTCTGTACTTCTGTATGGTGCATTAGTTGAAGCAGCTATATTTATGAAAGCAGACCCAGATATTCTTACGTTCTATAAAGCACATTTTGATACATCTATGGCTTCATTGAAGGTACTGGGCGATGGTAAAGATAGACGCGATGCATACCGTAGTGGACAAGTTAGAGTACCAGTTAATTAAGAAGGAGTATTGAAATGGCTATATCGCAGGCAATGTGCAGTTCGTACAAAGAGCAACTCCTAGGGGCTGTTCATGATATGGACACTGATGTATTTTACATCGCTCTCTATACCTCCTCAGCTACACTAAGTGCCGCTACTACCGTCTATGCAGCTACTAATGAGGTTGCTGGCGCGGGGTATACAGCGGGTGGGAATATCTTATCTGGTGCGGCTATTACACTGTCAGGTACCACAGCGTTTGTAGATTTTAGTAACACTACATGGACTACTGCTACTATAACTGCCCGTGGAGCATTGATATATAACTCTAGCAAAAGTAATAAAGCAGTGGCAGTCCTTGATTTTGGTAGTGATAAGTCGTCAACTGCTGGTGATTTTACTGTAATTATGCCTACTCCAGACGCTACTAATGCTTTAATACGTATCGCCTAAGGGGGTCTAAATGGCACTTGTTCTAGCAGATCGTGTATACGAGACTAGCACTACTGTAAGTACCGGAACCCTGACGCTCAATGGAGCGTTGGATAGCTACCAGACATTCTCCACAGCAATTGGTAATGGTAATACTTGTTACTACACTATAGCTGTCTCTGGCGGTACTGACTGGGAAGTGGGTATTGGCACTGTTGGTGCAGGTACATTAGCGCGTACAACAATCTTATCCTCCAGCAATAGTAACCTTGTAGTTAATCTTCCAGTAGGCACAAAGGATGTATTTGTAACTTATCCTTCAGAGAAGTCAGTAAACCTTGATGCTGCAGGTAATGCAGTGGCCTTTAATGGTCAGAACATTACTGGACTGCCTCTAGCAAGTCTGGCAACGGTAGCTATAACATCTCCAGCAGTTAACCAGTTGCTTGGGTATAACGGCACGGCTTGGGTTAATGTTGCGCCAAACCCAGCGTCAGCTGGGACAGGAGTTGTGTTTTATAACGCTACTCCAGTCATAACTGCAACAGGGGCTAACAATGACGTAGCTATTCTTACCTTTGCATCCATCCCAGTAACAACGGCAGAACAGGTCATTACAGGTACGGCAGTTAGTAACACAGTGCTTTTCTCTGCTTTTGTCACTGTTGCACTGAATAGACTCATATTTGATGCCGGGATATATGATTTTACAATATGGGCTGGTGTAGACAGCATTGCTAGTAGCTCTGTTACAACCATTACTAGGCAGATATATACAGCTACTCCATTTGTAGTTGGCACTGTAACTACTACAGGCACAGGATCAAGCCGCACAGCTACAGCATCATCAGGAACGCCATTTGCTACTGCGGCAATAGATGCTTCTGCTACAAATACAGTTGCATCATACTTACAGACCCCACAAGGTATATATCAGATAACAGCTAGAACCTCTGATACTGTAGTAACTATTACCACACCTAGCGGATATACAAATGAGTCAGCAGTTGCTGGCACTGTATGGAAGAAACTGTTTGGAATTACTACTCCAGAAATAACATCTATATCTCCTAACTACACCGTGTTTGATGTGGTTACAACTCAGCCATCAACAGTAGTTACTGCTGCAACAAAAATGGGTATTCTTGGGTTTGTTACTTCAAATGCCACTAGGACTATATCACTAACCTACAATGGTGAAGATAGAAATACCCACGTTAATACACCTCTGGCTAATCTACACAATGACTTAGCTGGGTTGCAGGGCGGAGCCGCAACAGAGTATTTTCACTCTACCTCTGCTGAATACACGGGCACAGGCACTGGAGTCTTTGTAAGGGAGGCTGGCCCCACAATGACTACGCCAACTTTAGGGGTTGCTACAGCGACATCAGTTAACAAGGTTACACTAACCACCCCTGCAACTGGATCAACATTAACCATTGCTAATGGCAAGACTCTAACCGCTAGTAACTCCATTACTTTAGCGGGTACTGATGGCAAGACCTTAACTACAAGCAACAACTTAACCCTTACTGGTACAGACGGTATAACTGCAGCGTTTGGCGGTGGATTGGCTATAGCGGCAGCTAAGATCCTAACGGCTTCCAATACACTTACATTCAATGGGACTGATGCAAGCACGGTGGCATTTGGCACTGGTGGGACAGTAGCATATACAGCAAACAATCTTAGTGTTTTTGCATCAACTACATCAGCTCAGCTTGCTGGGGTTCTCTCTGATGAAACAGGTTCATCTGGCGGCGTTGTGGTATTTAACAATGCACCAACTATTACCAACCCAATACATGCAGCTGGTACAACGGCTGTCCCATCATTGACCTTAACTTCTGGCACTAACTTAACAACTCCAGTAGCCGGTGCAATGGAATATGATGGGAACCGAAGTTATTTTACCAACACAACTGCAACAGGTAGGGGTTATGTTCCATCAGTACAGTACTACACAATGGTGGCTAATAATGCATTAGTCACAGTCCTTACCATTACACCGTTTTTCCAGACAGCAAGCACCGCCATCCCTTTAGCTGCTAACGGTATATATGATATTGAGATTGTTTGTTACTTTACTAGATCGGTAGCTGGTACGCACTTATATACATTAACAAACTCAGTAGCTCCACTTTCTATGAACGTGGATGTTAATTTCTCCCCGATAGCGGGTAATACCTCAACACCTACTGGCGCTAACTTAACTGGTGCAATACAGGGCTCGCTCTCAGCTGCCCAAGCTTTTGTTGCTACTGGTGCGCTGGCAATTACAACAGTACATGTCCATAAGTTCTTTATTCACTTGGAAAACAACACATCGAACTCTAACTTGAGGCTTAATGTAACCTCACCCACTTCTGGATTTACCCCATTACGCGGTAGTTACTGGAGAAGCACCAGAGTTGGCAATGCTGGAACCTACGCTGCATAGCCGTAGATGTTAGGCTTTACACCATTCGCCGCAGCATCCTTTGCGGACATACAACTAAACCACGGTGAGATAAACGTACAGGTTGTTGGTGTACAAAGTACTGGAGAGATAGGTACTGTTACATTTATTACCAACCAGAACTTTGCAGTAACGGGTGTTCAAGGCACAGGGCAAGTCGGTAATGTAGTAGTAGATGCTAAAGCCACTGTCTATCTTATTGGTGTGCAGGCTACAGGGTACATAGGCTACCCTACCGTATGGGGGTTAGTAAACGATGCCCAAACAGCAACTTGGACTCCTGTAAACGACACACAATCTACTGTCTGGACTAAGATAGCGGCCTAATATGATATATAGAAATAGAACTAATACAGCTGCCTCAGTAAACACACTGCCTTATGCGCTGCCTGCTCCTATTGCGGTGCTGCCTGTAGCCTCAGGAGGTACTGGAGTGACTGTCTCTACTGGAACTACCGCAGTTGTATTAAGCACAAGCCCAACACTTATAACTCCATTACTTGGAACACCTACTTCTGGGGTTTTGTCTAATTGTACTGTCGATGGTACTGATGCAGTGGGATTTAGAAATCTTCCATTTAACCCGCAATCTGCTAATTATACTGCTGTATTAACCGATAGTGGCAAAGTAATATATCATCCAACAACGGATGCAAATGCAAGAACATTTACTATCCCTGCTAATAGCTCAGTGCCTTATCCTGTTGGGACAGCTATTACATTTATTAATATGACATCTCAAGTTGTAACAATATCAATTGCTACTGATACACTATATCGGTCATCAAGTAGTGGTACTACAGGAAGTAGATCACTGGCTCAGTATGGTTCTGCAACAGCAATAAAAATGACTACCACAACGTGGTTAATCTCAGGTACTAACTTAACATGACAAGTGCCCTTACTGCAGTTTATGCAAATTTTAGAGCATTCATACAAGGTACACAGAAAGCAATCTTTGGGTATGGTGTTAATGTATATCTTGGTGTTGATTACTCAATAACTAACAAAGTGTCAAATACTGGTGTTGTTGCAACTGATACTGCTGGTGTTGGTACTGCTAGGGGCCGAGTTGCCGCTGCTGGATACGGTGCAGATAAGGCAATATTTGGGTTTGGTTGGAATGAACTAGATTTTTATAACTACGCAATGACCAACCTAGTATCAAATACTGGTGTTGTTGCTTCCGATACTGCTGGTGTTGGCACTGCAAGACAAGATCCTGCCGCTGCTGGTTATGGTACAGACAAGGCAATCTTTGGGTATGGTAATGATGGTGCCTATGTATCAATAACTAACAAAGTGTCAAATACTGGTGTTGTTGCTTCCAATACTACTGGTGTTGGTACTCCTCGTGCGCCTGCTGCTGCTGGTTATGATACAGACAAGGCAATTTTTGGGTATGGATATACTAATGCTTTAGTATACGTATCACTAACCAACCTAGTATCAAACACGGGTGTTGTTGCAACTGATACTGCTGGCGTTGGTACTGCTAGATACCAACTTGCTGCTGCCGGGTTTGGTGGTGATAGGGCGATCTTTGGGTATGGTTATAATGGCGCTGGTGTATCAAAGACTAACCTAGTATCAAACACGGGTGTTGTTGCAACTGATACTGCTGGTGTTGGTACTGCTAGAAATGCTCTTGCTGCTGCTGGATATGGTGCAGATAAGGCAATCTTTGGGTATGGTTTTACTGGTGCCGTTGTATCAATAACTAACTTAGTGTCCGATACTGGTGTTGTTAGTACTGATGTTACCGGTGTTGGTACTGTTAGAGCGGGCCTCGGCGCTGCTGGGTATTCTCTTACATAATATGGCATCTAATCTAAATTCAGAATTTAACTATCGCTACCAAGTAATAGGTAGCACTCCTTGGGAAAAGTTAAAAACGCTCCAAGGTTTTTTGGTTGGGCGTAAACGTGCTGCGGCCCTAGAAGAATGTGCTGAGTTAAAGTATCAAGCTAAGTTGTTTGAGCTAAAACATCTTAAAGAACTTCCGGCGCTGACGCACATTATCTTAGTTTTGCAGGCTGAAATAATAGAACTAGAGTCCATCCTAGATGACCAAAAACATGCATTTGAGCTAAATCGCAACGAGATTAAAGTACTTGAGAAATTGATTGCTGAGATTTATGTAGAGGTTGAGCCTACTCGTATTGCTGGTTATACAGATGATATGATGTTTGAAGCAAATGCAATAAATGAATTTACAGTCGTGCTAGCTAGGGAAATACAGTCGGAGATAATTGCTAATGGTAGACCTTCTCCAGCAAAGATAAACAATGCTATGCTTTGCCCCCAGATTTTTAGGAGGTTGCAAGTTGCAGGGCTAATTCCAAAGGATATTAAGTTGATAGCTGCTGATGACCCTATCCTGCAACTCAATGCGCCAGATCAAGAATTAATAAAACAGCTAGAAAGTCTAACAAAAGCTATAGAGTCTAAAAAAATTCATATATAATACACGAACATACTTGGGCCCATCATGCCATCAACTTACGCAAATAACCTACGACTTGAAAACATAGCCAACGGCGAGCAATCTGGAAGTTGGGGTGATACGACCAACAAGAACATATGCTCTTTGTTAGTTGACTCTATTGCAGGGTTAGCTACAACAAGCATTACAGGGTTAGCTACCTATACACTTACTTCATATAATGGGGTAACTGATGAGTCTAGAAACGCAGTTCTAAAGTTTACCGGCAATATCGCTGCTGCTTGTACTATATACATCCCTACCGTTGCTAAGACCTACCTCATTGATAACTACACCAATCTTGCACTAGCTAAACAAAACCTAATTATCCGCACTGATGCAGGTGCTGTAGCTGCCACAATCCCTTTTGGTATATACACCGTGTACTGTGATGGTATTGATACATTTATATCAACAGGGTTTGGGGCAGGTGGGACTGTTACGGGTAATGAGATAATCACAGGAACCTTAGGGGTTGCAGGGGTTACAACACTAGCTACGACCCTTACAGGTGCATTAGTAGGAACAGCGGGGGTTGTAAGTGCAGTAGCTCCCGGTACTTCTGGTAATGTATTGACTTCTAATGGTACGGCTTGGGCTTCAGCATCGAACACTCCTCCATTTACAGCAGGTACTAAGCTCATATTTCCACAGGCAACTGCTCCTACGGGCTGGACTAAGGACACGACTGCTGCCATTAATGATTCCATTCTTAGGTTTGTTACTGGGACTGGTGGGGGTTCTGGCGGATCTGTGGGGGTTAGTACATGGGCTGCACAGACTGCTACTGGGGCGCACACGCTAACAACTGCTGAAATGCCAATCCATACCCATACAGGCGGGTCAGGTAACACTACTCCATATTTTGTTTCTCAGGGCTATAGTCATGATGGTCCAATAGATGGTTCTAGAACTGTTAACCCCGATGACCATGATTTACTAGCAGCGACTAATTATCCTGCAGGGGGTGGCACTTCACATAACCATCCACTTACCCAAGCCATTAAATACTATGACTCTATTATTGCGAGTAAAGACTAATGCCATCAACTTACGCAAATAACCTACGACTTGAGAACATAGCCAACGGTGAGCAGTCAGGATCTTGGGGTGATACGACCAACAAGAACATATGCTCATTGCTAGTTGATTCTATAACTGCTGTAACTACAATATCTATCACCGGTTCTGGTAATTATATCTTAACTGCTAACGCAGGTACTGCCGATGAAGCTAGAACAGCAGTACTAAAGTTTACAGGACTTCGTTCTGCCGACTGCTATGTAACAGCCCCAGCAGTGGCAAAGACCTATATCATTGATAACTTTACTGATGAGCCACTAGGTAATAAGAACATAATTATACGGACTGCTACCGGGGTTGGAGCTACAATTCCTTTTGGCAAATACACAGTGTATTGTGATGGGCTAGACTTCTTTGTGCAGACAGGGTTTGCAGCTGGTGGGGTAATAAACGGTAACGCTGCTACTACAGGTAACTTCATTGCAGGCAATAACCTAACAGCATTAGGAAATACAACACTAAAATCTACCCTTACAGGAGCATTAGTAGGAACAGCAGGAGTTGTAAGTGCCGTAGCTCCCGGTACAGCAGGTAATATACTATCGTCTACCGGTACCGCATGGGCTTCTACTACAAATGCACCGGCTTTTCCGGCTGGAACACGTATGAGTTTTCAGCAGACCGCAGCTCCTACTGGGTGGACTAAAGATACAACCGCAGCGATTGATGATTCTATTCTTAGGTTTGTTACTGGATCAGTTACGCCAAGCGGGGGATCTGTAGCATTTAGTACATGGAACGCACAGACGCTTTCTGGGGCTACGGCAATAACAACAGCCCAGATGCCAGCACATACCCACAATGTGGGAAATCAACAACAGGTATGGGCTGGGCAGGGCGCTCCACAATCTTCATATAGTGGTATGAATACTGGGGTTGTGGCAAATCAGTTTCCAACAATCACTACAGGGGGTGGTGGGTCACACACGCACTCGTTAACTCAGGGTGTTAAATACTACGATTTTATCATTGCAAGTAAAGACGCATGATTGAGACTACTGTATTTAAGACCAATATATGGTCTTCGTGTGAGAGGGATTTTAGCAATTTACTACCCGATGTACTAGAACTGCAGTGCTTAGGTGGGAGAAATGTAAGTAATATGGGCGGCTGGCAAAGCGAGTCATTTATATCAACTGATAATGCATTTATGAAAGATACGATTGATTATGTGTTTAGTAAAATGAAGTCAGTATATCAAGCGTATGGTATATTTTCAGAGCCTAATCTGGTGAACTATTGGTTTAACATCAATCCAAAGTTTAGCTATAACAAGTTACACAACCATCCTAAGATGTATTTTTCAGTAATAATATACTTAAAAACTCCGTCAGATTGTGGAGATTTAGTACTTGAGCGGTCAGATAATTTTGAGTGTTTTCTGCCTAAACCTGACCTGAGCAATGAACGAAACGGTATATCGTGGGCTGTTCCCGCACAGAAAAACATGCTATTAGTAATTCCTGCATATGTTAGTCATTTAGTAGAGCAAAATAAGACTAGAGAATCAGATGATAGAAGAATATCTATTGCAATGAATTTTGCTTAAAGGTTAAATAATGGCTAAAGACGCTAAAATATTATGCCCTTTGATGGGTACTGAGTGCATCGAGGATGGTGCTATCAAAGATGGTGAGCTGGTCAAGTGCCGGTTCTGGGTACATGTACAAGGTATGAATCCTCAGACAGGAGAGACAGTCTCTAATGGAGATTGTGCAATAGCTTGGACCCCCATGCTGCTGATTGAGAACTCCCAGCAACAAAGACAGACGGGTGCAGCAGTAGAATCATTTAGAAATGAGATGGTAAAAGCTAATGAATCTACGACCCGAGCCCTAATTGAAACATCTACTCGAATGATAGGGCCTATGACATGAACGATGCCGATGTAGATGCTGTAGCCCAACGCCTGTGTATCTTACTAAGAGAGAACCGCAAGGACTTTTTTGTAGAGCCAGAGCAACACTATAACGACCACAGAGATATAGCTAGTTTGATCTCAGACTATAAAGCAGCTAAGAATATGTTCTGGAAGGCGTTCATAGGTCTTGCAGTTGTTGGTGGCTTAGTGCTAGCCTTGATTGGTGTGAGCGCCCACAGATGAAACTAAAGAAGCACTCTAGGACTCTATGGTTTAATGGTGTCATGGGGTCAGTATCTATTGTGTTGGTAGGGGCGGAGTTCTTTACAGACTTTATCAGAGAAGTCGCACCAGCGTGGGTAGCTACATCACTACTAGGTCTCTGCGCTGCTAACAACGCTGCTAATTGGTGGCTACGTATGCATACAGATAGTCCTGTAAAGTGATTAAGCCTAGTACAAGGCAGTCAGTAGGTGGGTTAGGAATTGGTGCCGCGCTTCTAGTTTCTGTACTGATGTATGAAGGTTATACAGATAAAGCAGTAATACCCGTGCCGGGGGATGTACCCACCATAGGAGTTGGTAGGACTGAAGGGGTGCGTATGGGGGATAAAACTGAACCCGTGCGGGAAATGATGATGCTGCTAAAGAACCTAGATAAGTACGGTAATGGCATTAAAGCCTGTATTAATGTGCCTCTATACCAATATGAGCTAGATGCTTTTGTAAGTCTTGCGTATAATATAGGCATAAATGCTTTCTGTAACAGTACTTTAGTGAAGAAGCTAAACGCTGGAGACTACTCAGGGGCCTGTGAGCAGATAATAATTTGGGATAAGTTTAAAGGTAAGCCATTGAAAGGTCTAACTAATAGGCGTAATGAGGAGTACAGAACATGCCGGGGTTCAGCTTAATCGGGAAGATACGTCTAGGGCTTGAGCTGGCTGCTGTATTATTAGTTATTGGTTGGGTTTGGAATTGGTATAACAAAGCCCCTGTGGTGGTTGGGGAGTCAGTCTTAGGGGTTACAGCATCTGAGGTAGCTAGTGCAGGGACTGAAGGTGTTGTAATGACGATGCCAGTTATGACAGTGCGCGGGGGTAGGGCACTAAAAGAGAAGTTAAACCTACCTAAAGAAGTACAGGTTAACGATAGCAAGAAAGTGCTAGACTCAGTTGTAGTCCCAGAAGATGGGCATAGGCACAAAGTAACTCCAGTACTAAACACAGTAACAGGTAAGACAGAAACATTTGTAGAGACACTACCACTCCCGTGGTTTCAGTTTAAGACTGATGGTGCTGTAGGTGTATACACAGGTATATCGGATGTAGGTGAAGCAGCTAGGATACAGGCACGGCAGACGTTCTTTAGCGTAAAAGCCGTAGACTTTGGTGGCATAGCTTCAGTAGATCAACCTTATGGTGCTGCTAGTAACAACAGCAATGGGTCGGTTCCTACAAGATTCTTTATTGGTGTTGGCGCAGAATATAGGTGGTAAGTAGATGCCTTTACAGAAAATAGAGTTACGCCCGGGAATTAACCGTGAATCTACTACCTACTCTAATGAAGGTGGGTACTATTCTGGCGACAAAATTCGTTTTCGTTCTGGGTTCCCAGAGAAAATAGGCGGCTGGACACGCTTATCAAACAACACCTTCTTAGGTACATGCCGTGCATTAGTTAACTGGGCTTCGCTGACAGGTAATAACTACTTAGGGGTAGGTACTAATCTTAAATACTATATTGAACTTGGTGGAACTTATAACGACGTAACTCCCATCATAGACACTACCGTATACAACAGTAAGATGTTAGTGCCTTACACAACACTAAATGGAACTATAAATGCAAGTGTTACATCACTAACACTGACTGATGCTACGGCATTTCCGCCTTCTGGGGTCATTAAGATCGACTCAGAGCAGATATATTACGGCTCTGTTTTAGGTAATGTATTATCTTTATTATCTCGTGGGTATAACAGTACAACTGCGGCATCTCATACAACAGGTGCTGGAGTAGGTACATCAACTATTACATTTAATGATATTACTAATACTGGTCAGAATAATAGCTTTGTTACATTTACGGGCGCTGCAGGGTTTGGTGGTATATCAAATGCAGCACTGAACACAGAGCACCAGATAGTAAAAGTTGCTGACTCTATTTATTACGCTACGTTAACTGAAGTAGCGCAAGGAACACTATCAACTGTAGCAATTACAGGCATAGCAGGTCAGTTCTCATGCACGGCTTCTGTTGCAGGAGTAGTAGTTGGTAATAGTGTACTTATTGCTGGTACTTATGGCGGTACAGGGTCTATCACAGGGTATACCAACCCTAAAAAGTACTACATAATTGCTGCTAATGTTGGCGGCTCAACCTTTACTCTATCTGCAACACAGAACGGCCTACCTATTACTACAACTGCCGGTACACCTACAGGGCTAACATATACCGTAACTACTGAAGCCTTTTCTACATCAGCGCAAGCTGGAACAGCATTATCCTCAATAATAATTACAGGTATTGCAGGTCAGTTCTCTTGCACTGCTGCAACGCTAGCGGTAGGTATGACAGTAGGGGTTACAGGAACATATACAGGTACAGGTTCTATAGTTGGCTATACCAGCCCTAAGACATACTACATAATAGTCACCAATGGATCTACAACATTCACCTTGTCTGCTACTCCCGGTGGCGCTGCTATTACAACTACAGCAGGTACCCCTACACCCTCAGGATCGGGTGGTCCTTTGTTTGGGGCTAATGGAGGGGGTACATTAACAGCAACCTATCAAGTAACTGCGGGATTAGACATATATACAGTAGGTCTAGGTTGGGGGTCCAATGTATGGGGACGTAGTACTTGGGGCAGTGCTGGTACTACGGGACTAGGGCAGCAGCTTAGGCTTTGGACCCATGATAACTACGGTGAGGATTTGATATTTGCACCTCGGGGTGGATCTATATATTACTGGACTTCAAACCAAGGAGTCTCAACTAGAGGAGTAGAACTAAGTACGCTATCTACTGCTAATGGGTTTGATGGTACCTTTGTACCTAATACTACTAATCAAGTTATTATGTCAGGTGATTCTCGGTTTGTAGTATGCCTTGGAGCTAACTCATACGACCCTACTGATTCAGGTACTGACTTTGATCCGATGATGGTTCGGTGGTCAGATCAAGAAAACCCATACCAGTGGGTGCCTGCAGTTACTAATCAGTGTGGTGAGTATCGGTTATCTAGTGGTTCTTATATAGTCTGTGGTCAGACAACTAGGCAGGAGACGCTTATATGGACTAGTAACGCCTTGTACTCCATGCAGTATCTAGGGCCGCCCTACGTATTTGGTATTAATTTGATGTCTGGAGAGAGCTCTATTATGTCTCCTAAGGCTATGTTTACTGTCAATAATGTTACTTACTGGATGGGTACTGATAAATTCTATTCTTACTCAGGACGGGTAGAGACGCTACCGTGTACCCTAAAACAGTACATATTTACTGATATAAATAGAGATCAGTCATACCAAGTATTCTGTGGGGGTAATGAAGGTTATAACGAGATTTGGTGGTATTACTGCTCGGCAAACTCTACTACGATTGATCGGTATGTAATATACAACCACCTAGAGCGTATTTGGTATTATGGAACACTAGATAGAACTGCGTGGTTAGATAGTTCACTACGGCCTTATCCTATGGCAACTGACTATAACAACCGT